CCATACTTGTCAACAAACCACTCCAAAGTATAACGTCCTACAGCACGATCACGTTGCCTTTCTTTAGCCTCATCACTATGCTTTTTACCGTGCATAGGATTGCCTTTACCTTTATGTAAAACACTATATTTTTTTCTCCATTCTTCAATTAGCATTTGTCCTTTTGGATTGTGCGTAAGTGTATCTCCTCCGTTTGATGTAGGATTAATATTATAACCGATTTCTTTCATATGTGGTTTAAACATATCTAAATAAAATTGTTCTCTAACTAATAGATCATTTTCATTTGTTATTTCTATGATTGAAAACTCAAAACTTTCTTTACCATAAAAATTCCAAGCATTTTGCAATTTATTATTTATATGATACCCACCATTTAAATGTTTCTTGTGTTCGTTCCATCTAAATTCAATATCCTTAGATGAACCGATATAAAATTTACCATTTTTAACATTTGTTATTTTGTATACGCCACGTTTCATATAATATAAGTATACACAAGTTCTATGGTAATGTCAATTATTTTTTATTAATGCAAGAAAAAACCCCAACTTTCGTTGGGGTTTTTGAGTTATTTTATTTATACTAAGTATTATACGGTATCGAGATCACCGATAATAACTTTTCCATAAAATTCCGGACGAACGACCTTCTTAGCGTAGCGGGTCATTACACCTCTACGTGGAGTGAAGTTCACTGGATCATAGACCAATGGAGTTTGGATTAGTGGGATATAAGGAGCATATACTGCGCCTGTTTCTAGGAAGTTATTTCCACGGAAACCAACCAATACGATATTATCGGTCATATATGGGTTCTTGTAAACTTGGAAGCGACTTGCGAAGCTACCAACACGACTTACACCCATTGCGAACTTAGCACTGTCACCATCGGTGTTTACTACATATCCTGGAATTGATTCCAAGATGGTTGCTACGTCTGGACTTACGACCAAGAAGTTAGCACCACCACGGAGGGTCAATTTTTGGATTGTGTTAGATACCTTTTGAATCTTGTTACCAAGAGTTTGGAACCAAGTGCTCTTTACGTAAGCAGTACGATTTGGTGAACTGTTTGCATTACGTGTGAAGAGTGCTTCACCAGTGGTTGCATTCAATGTCTTGCTGAATTCAACACCGATTTGGGCGGACCAAGCTTCGGTAGTTACACCTTCAACACATTCGTTCAACATGTCTAGGATTTCAAGATCGATTTCCATAGATACATATTCACTCAATAGAGCAGTCAATTCTGCTTCTGCATCAATGCTATGATAAGCATTCAAGTCTTGAGCCAATTCTGGGGTCCAGACGGCTTTCAACTTACGTGTCTTAGCAACGATTGGTTCACTGTTTAGTACCAAGTTGACTTCTGGGATACTGATATCAGTATCGATGCTTTGTGTAGGGACGTTACCAGCGGTACCGGAACCTTCACCTGGTGTTTTACCAGCTTCGAAATCACCACGTAGGTTATCGGTAGGTTGTAGACTATAGATCAACTTAACTTTACCAGCTGCCAGGCCTGTACCAGCAAAAGCACTATTAGATGCGGATACGATGTATACACTTTGATAGAATGGATCGCCTAAACTACCAGTGTTAATTGCTCTGGAGAATGTATTCAATACCAAACCATTGCTTACTAGAGATACTGGTGTATTTCCGCCTGCACCTGAACCTGTGATCAAGTTGAATGAACGTACTGCATTCAAATCAGCATTGTATACATATCCGTTTGCAGCAATACCAGAAGTATTGTCGTCGTGGTTCAAAGTTACTTTGAACAACTTCTTGTTTACTACTGATTGACTTAAATCGGCATCAAATTGAACGTCGTTCCATGAAGCAGATTGAATTGTGTTACCAGTTGAGGTTGCTGTAGCACTTCTTGTCAAAGTAATAGCAGAGCTACTTACTGGGCGAACTGAATAAGCATAAGCACCTTGACCGTATAGACCACGTACTGCGCTATCAGTTGAACCCAATTTCTTGCCTGTACCACCGAACAAACTGTCGTTCAATTGCTTACCTGCACGTGTAGTCTTAGAACTACCGTTGTTCAAGTTACGCAAATCTTGTCCGGGAGCGGTTGTACCATACTTGAAGTCTAGATAGAAGATTAGACCAGATGGTAGATTCATTGGTTGAACGCTTACGAATTCCTTCGCAGCGATTTCAGCAAACACACGACGAACTAATGGAAGAGCTACGCCTGCCCATTGTTCTGAACTGGTAGAGGTACCAGTAGTGGTTGCTTCGTCAAGCAATTGTTTTGCTTGATTTTCTAATAGGATTGACATATGTGCTTTTTCAACACCTTTGCATCCTTCTAGGAGGCCTGTCTTTTCCCATTTGCCTTGTAGTCCACGTGTTTCTGCCATCAATTTGGCCTGTGGATTCATATTGTTAGTCAATAGACTTTTAATATCCATACTCATATTTGTATCTTTCTTTATTTAATTACTGTTGGGTTTGTACTCGCAAACTAATTTTACTTCTTAATTCCCGCGAGTTTTTGGAATCTTGAAGTCATCTCATCAGCTTGAGGTTCTACGATAGTAGACACAGGCCGTGTTGATGATACTTGTTTGCTTGCCAAACCTTCGGTGATAGTATGAGCAGTTGTATTTGTCTTTTTCTTGACAACTGATGCACCAGAATTATTTGATTCGGCTAAAACTGTATATGCCAACTTGACTTCACGAATGTTTTTGGTCAAGTCGAAAGTGTTAATGATTCTAAGTTTTTGATCTTCAGTCAAACTCTTACCTTTGAACAACTTGTTGGTATAAAGCAACTTAGCATTCAATAGGTTAGTTTCTGATAGAACTCCTCTCATATACTTTACAGTACGTAGAGATTCAGCGAGTTGTTTTCTTAGAGATTCGTTTTCTTCGTTGATAGCAACTAAAGCTTCTGCCATTTCTTCGGTAGAAACTTCGTCTACATATTCTCCTTCAGCTACTGGAGAAGGAACTTGTCCGACTACTGGAGCTGGAGCTGGAACTTGTTGAGCTGTTGGATCAACGGGTAATTGAGAGTGAACTGGAGCAGCAGCAGGAGCAGCAGGAGCAGCTTCTTCTTCTTCCAATTCTGCTAGAAGTTCATCCAAACTAACTTCTTCCATGTCGGTAGATGCAGATGGTACAGAACCCATGTCATCAGAACCCATGTCTTCAGATACTTCAGTTTCCAATTCAGCTAGAATTTCGTCTAGTTCTTCACTTGTTACTTCAGCACCTTCTTCGACATCAGCATCTTCTTCAAGTGTTGCGCCGAATTGTTGTTCACCAGCAGCAGTTGTGTTGCTGTTAGCAACAGGTGATGGTTTTACTGGTATTGCAGTCTTAGCTGTAAGACCACGATCTTTACCAATATTAGAAGATCCAAGCTTTTCTTCAATTGTGTCTTCTTCGGAGTCGGCTTCTTCAGCCATTTCTTCTTTGAGTTTGTCTGCGAACATTTCTTTCATGCTTGCAGCAAAATTTTCTTCAAGGAATGTTTTTGCATTTGCTAGGGCTGTTTCACGAACAGCTTTTGCGTCCGCAATGCTTTCTTTTAATAGATCGCTCATAATTATATTTCTGTCTTTCTTATTGTTATTTGTTGGTGAAGCTATTGAAGAACTCCAAAGAAGATAAAATGATATGACATCAAAGAATGATGTATTTGAATAATAAATATAATATAAAATGGAAATAAATAAAAATATTTTATATTTATTGATATATGCCTGCAAAAAGTGAAAAACAAGCCAGACTATTTAAATTGGTGAGAGCCTTGCAAAAAGGTGGAATTAAACCCAAAGAAGTATCTCCACAAATTCGTAAAATGGCTAGTACTATCAAACCAAGTAGTGTAAAACATTTTACCAAAGTAAAAGAAATCATTCGTAGATTAAAAGAGAATGAATATAGTTTGGGCAAAATTAAAAAAGTTAGTGGTATAAGTTTTAAAAAACATTTATCTAAACAAGTTGGATTACCATTTGATCTAAAAGAACTACAAGTATTTCAAACCAAAGAAAATGGCTTTAGTGGGTTTGGTAAAACTAAATTTAAAGAAAATAAAAGTACCAATGAAGTTTCCACAGAAGTCAATAGCAATGGTACAAATAAAAAATATGTTTTCAAAAAATTAATTGATAACGACAGTAAAGAACATAAATATGCTTGTATTATTCAACGAACATTTCCAGATAAACCAGATAAAGAGATATTAGATCTATTAAGTAATAGTTTCGACTCCGAAAATCTTGCAGAAAAAACTAAAACATTAGCTGATTTTATTGATAGAATTAATACAACATTAGGATCAATGTAATATTATGCCATACAATTTTAATCCCAATTTTAACAAACATCTTAATACTAAAAAAGATAATTACAAGTTCATAAAAAGAACTGGTGATGAAACGCCATATTCTAATCCGGACGTGCGTTCAATGAATAATAATTACAACAATTATAAGAGTCCAAAATTAATCAATTTTTTAAATAATGATAATTTTGAAGAAGATGTCAAGATTTATAAGTTGGAAGATTTAGACCATCCAAATGGATGGGACTTTTCAGAATTAGATATGTTGGGGGAAATGAATTTCAGAATAGACGATGACTATAAAATGTTTTCTGAAGTTGAAATTCCGTCTTTAAAGATGGAAAATGAAAAAATAAAAGCCTTCGTGTATAAAACAGACGAAGGCTATGTTCTGGAAACTAATAGAAAATATGTATTCGAAACATTTGATAAAATGTTAGAATATATAGACTCTATTCCAATGAATCGATACTAACTGAACTTTGTTGTCCTTGTGTTTGATATGATTGCGGAGATTCATTAATTGGATCCGCAATTTCAAAATATCTCTCTAAACGACGACCAACTTCTTCATACAACATTTCAAGTTGTTTTTCAATAGCTTTCATCTTTTGTGCTTCTTCGTACATCTTTGCGGCATCACGTTTAATTTCTTTCATGTCACGTTCTACCATTTTAGCTTCCATCCATTCGTTACATTCTTTGATAGCATAACGTTCCGCCAAATTAACAGCTTCCATTATTTTATGAGCGGTTTCGTACACACTATCAGCTTTTAAACCTTTACGATATTCATTATATGATTTAATCGTTTCCACCATATTCTTCTTTTCATATACGGTGAGAGGAGTATATGCATGTTCAGTGGAGTTTTCTAGTAAATGTTTTAATTTCATATATAATAAATATTATAGTTCTGATAGAATGTTGTGGATAATTCTTTCAACATTACTATATGGGTTAATGATTGTTTTGTATTGTTCAACGCTTTCATTAATTTTTCCTTGTGGGTACATAAAAGCTCCTTGTGTACTTGGATTGCTTACAAAGTCGAACGCAATTAAATCAAAGTCATCTTGTACAACGTCAGCTCCTTCTCTCATATCTTTCTTAACACTCCCCAATCCACGACTACTGATACCCAAAAGAATACCTGATTGTAATAAGTCTCGCAAGATATTACCACTTGGAGTAGGCAGAATTTCTACTGTTCCAACTAAATCTTTACCGTCCCAACTCATATCCGTTATGTTATGACTAACATTCTTTAAATTAACAACACTGCTTTCTGGATGATCTAATTCGCCCATAGCACGTCGTTGCTTTACAAAATTTTCCATGTATTTTTCGGCTTCTCTCTTTAATACATCTACTGGATATAAACGGCCGTTTTGATTTTTTGCATCGGCTCGTTGTAGCACGCCACTAACGAGTAGTTTTCCATCTTTAAGTGATTCATTTAAAGCGCACTTTTTAAACTCAAATGGCATTACATCGATTAATACTTGTTTCATGTTATTGTTTTGATTGTGTAGAAGGTTGTTGTTCAGCACCGGTTTCTGGTGGAGTAGGAGTCGATTCCTCTTCATCAGATGTAATGGTGTTTGTTGGGCTAGCCGATTGTTGAGGCGATACCAATGCTTTTGATTTAGCGACTTGGTACTGATCTTTTGGTTTCAAATTATCGGCATTTCCTAAAATTTTAACTTTAAATCCTGGTTTAATAAAGAATTTAGCAACTTTCTGTTTATTTTCCTCTCGGCCTACGATTATGATTACATATCTATCATAATAATAATCTATAGCCACACCGGTAACATTAATTGTGTAGTCAGTCTCAGGCTGTTTGTATCCTTTACTGGCTCTTACAACAATCTTTTTACCTAAAATTTTATCTTGAATATTTTTTTGTAAATTATTCTTTAATACTTCGGTGCTATTCTTTAATTTAGTATCAAATGCTGTAAAATCAGGCAATACATCATAGCTTTTGATATCAATCGTTGGATCCACTTTTGATTTCTGTTGTGGAACTTTAGCTGTTGGAATCGGTTGTTGTGGGGGCTGTGGGGGTTGTGGGGGGCGTTGTTGAATTGGTTGACCTTCTTGTTCATATTTTAACCCATTGAATCCTTCGGTAAATGGTAAACTACCTTGTTTGTATCCAACTAAATTTGGGTCTAAATTAGGGTCGTTGTGTTGTACCAATCCGTTTTCATCTGTATATGTCGAACCCAATTCAATCGATTGTGCCGGTGTTGCGTAAGCCGGACCACTGTACATTTGATTTTCTAACTTATATCTAGGACTTCTTTTGATAGCTTTAGCTAATTTATATCCGAGTTGTGTATAAGTAGCTGGTCTAGCGCCTCTTTTAGAAAAAGCAAATGGGGTTCTAGCCGCATCTCCGCCTACAGCAACTGGTCCAGAAGCAACTGGGCCAGTACCTGTAGTACTAGCTTCGTTTTTAACTCTTAATTTACTTAAGAGTTTTTTAATCTTGAGTTTTAAGCGTGGCTTCATTCTTTAACTTTTCGATTTCTTCAACTAATTCGTAAGCATTTAACAATGTATTTAATTGATTTTCTTTTACTACACCGGTTACGTTTTTATTGGAAAATTGATTAACTACTTCCGTAATTTTAATCTTCACTATATCTGAATTAATTGTTTGAAGATTTTCTTTTAGAATGACACTAACTCTTTTATATTCTTCGTTAACAAATTTGGTAAATTTACTTGAATTGCTAATATTAGTAATATACTCTTTAAGTAGTTTCTTTTGTGATGGTAATAAATTACTATATTTTGTATTGAAATTTTCTATCAAAAACTTATAGGCTAACAATCTTACGTCTGCACTTTGACTTCCATAAACATCCAAACTTTCTTCTCCACTCTTCTTTTCTTTTGTTAAATTTTCCACGACATATTCACGTGACTCCAATATTTCAGTCATGTCAAACTTAACTTCTTGATCTGTTTGATTTTCAAAAAGCTTATATACAGATGCGTATAATTTATAATTTGGAATTTTGTTCTTTAAAAATTCATCAATGTTATACTTTTCTTTTATCTCTTTAATAATATTATACTTCTGTTTATTTAATTCACGTTCGTCTAATTTAGATCTGGTCTGTAGTACCACAGTTAATATACGATCAGCAGAATTTTCATCTTTACTGGACTGCTGTAGTATAAAATTATATAGTTGCGCTTCTTTGCCAAGTTCTTTACTTTCGTGGAAATACTTAAACATTAAGTTTTTAGTAAACGACTCATCTCTACCCGCCAAAATATCAGATGTTATTTGACGTGTAAGAAGCTCAAACAATATCCCAGCATTCTTAAATTTCGAATGTTTTGCTTTCTTATGCATATTATTATTTATAAATATAGATAAACTGTGTAAATATATAGGAATTGTGTTATTCTTTTACATTTATTTCATCCATGTAAGATTTTTCATCTCCTTCTCTCAAAATTTTCTTTTCATCGTCTACAGTATTTAACATATCACTCAAACCTTTAAGTGACTCCAGTGATAATGGCGATTTGTTTTTATATTTGTGTGTTATGGAAAGATCAGATTTTCTATTATTTTCTAAACTACCTAGAGGATCTTCTCCATATGGATATTTACTTGCGTCTTTTCTGCCAGTTTGATCTCTTTCCGCTAATTTTGGAGGCGATTCACTAGGTGAACTTTCTTTATCCGCTGGTTTTTCTTCTGTTGGTGACTTTTCAGCTGAAGTATCAGTCGGCGGCATTGTATCTGATGCTTCCGTATCAGCAGCTGCATCACCAGTGTCTCCCTCACCTTTATCGTTAGATTGTAAGAATTTAATTGCTGGATCGTTACCTTCTTCTTCGATTTGTTTAAATCTATAATTTCCTTTAGCATCATCAATTAATTGTTTTTGTAAATCGATCATATCTTGATCGCTCAAACCGAAAACATTTTCATAAATCCACTTTTTACTAAAGAATTTATTCTCTTGCATGTCTTTGCTAACTTCAACTTTACTCTTCCAAACATCGATCTTTTCTTTTTCAAATATTGTAGACGGATTTGTTAACTCCAATGTAAAGTCTACTAATGATTCATCACGATAACCCTGTGAATATAAGTGAATAACTGCGATCTTATTTAATTCACTGACAATAATACGTTGAACACGTTGAATTGTACGAGCGAAACGAATATCTTCAGCTGCCAATGTAGCTTTACCACTAAGTGATTCGTCGTATCCCAAAAATGCTTTTGGAATCTTAAGTGCTGCCATCATCTTGTTACGTAGATATTCAATGTCATCTGTTCCGGTCCATTCAAGACCAGGTAAATTATCAATACTAGTACCACTATCACTACCACGGACAGGTAAGAAAAAGTCTTCTACCATGTTTTGTAGATTGAATTTTAAATTATAATCCCCAGTCTGTTGATCCAAATATGGAGTCTTTTTCATTTGGTCCATAATACGTTGCATATGATTATCGACTTCATTTGGAGGAATATTACCAATGTCAACTTTAAAGATTCGCTTTTCCGGAGCACGCATGATACGGTGAATTAACATTGCGTCTTCCATCAAACTCAACTGTTTCCATACACGTCGAGCACCTTCTAACATACTCTTACCATATGGCAAGAAGTTGCTATCACTCAACAAACGGAAGTGTGCAATTTGATAATTTTCTAAATCTTCAAGTTTGTTTCCGTATGGAAGATTAACTTGAAATTTAACAAAGCTCTTGTTTGTTAATTGCGCATTTTCTACACGGGTAACATAATAGGTACTTAATGGTTCAACTAAATAGACTCCGTACTCAGGACTAATATGTAAACGAAGATAAAAATCTCCATACTTAACCATACATCGAGTCCAACTCCATAAATTAAATTCAATATTTAGAATATCGTAGAACAAATTATGAAGAATATTTTTGATTTCGTCATTTGTAGACTTAATGTGTAAAATATCACCCATTTCATTTCGCGTTGTACATTCATCTGCATAAATGTCCAATGCGGATGCTAGAATTGGATCCATATCCATTGTATCATAATCACGAAATAGTTCTACACGACTGCTTTGATATGATAAATTAAAATCTCTACTATATTGATTATATGAAGTTGTACGTAATCTATTAAAACGGTCTCTTAAACTATTACGATCTGTAGCATACTGAATTTCATCAGTATCAATAACCTTTAATTTTTTACCGCCAATATTACGAACAATTACATCATTTGAAAACAAACGTTTCAAACGTGCAAATAACGAACGATTTTTTAATTCTTGAAATGATTGATCTGACATATTATTCTAGTATATAAGTATTTACATCAACCAAGTTAAACTTTCTTTTTTATCATTAACAGTGAAATCCATTGTTTTATGATGATCAGCAATAGCACTCACGTCTCTATGAAAAGTAACAGGACTTGAAACTTTTGATATTTTCGATACCATTGCTTTATTATAAGATATTTGTTCATTTCTAAGTTTTAGAGCAGTTTCATGTACCCACAATCCTATACCTAATGACATAACCAAATCGTCGTTATATCCCCTCATAGCTTCGGCTTTATGACCGTTCCAAATGAAAACATTTAACTCTTCATATAATCGTTTTGATTTCATGACGACGAGTTTTTCACGAAAAAAAGATTCCAGTTTACTAACAACGAGTGGTCTGTTTTTACTGGTTGTTGTAAAGCCAGCTACTAATTTTTTATCAGCTGAATTTAATTTATTAGTATATGTTTTTTCCACATCAACAACCGTCAAATCAGACGCACTATAAAATGTATTTTGATAATCTCTATCAATAATTTGTTGTAGTGTAGCCCATCCTACATTGTTGTTTTCTACAACAAGCAATGCGTTATTGTACTCTGTCGCCACACTCACTAGTAAATTGCCATAATCTTTTGTAGTTAATTGTCCCTTATATTCAGCAACCTGTTCCATCGTTTCAACATCTAATACGTGAAACGCACTAAAATCTCCGCCATCTCCTCTAGCACAGTCGGCGGTCAATATGTAGTTTTTACTATAATTTGGATAATCCCAGATCCATAGATCTTGATTATTACCCCGTTTTTCCACAGGATCCTTTAAATGAGTTTGTCTATAAAATTCAAGAACTTCTACACTTACCACTTGATTACCGGACGTACTGAAATCGCAGTCACATTCTTGAGCCGCTCCTTTTACTCCTGATAATTCGGTTTGTTTATCTCTCCAAGTTTGGTCTCTTTCTGGATGTAAATGCCATGGCAATCTAATAGTCTTGAAGTCTTTGTTCTTGCCTTCCTCGGCTTCAACCCACGTTTTATGAAAGAAGTTACCTACGCCGTTTGGCGTGCTTAATATGATAGCTCTACCACCAGTGGATAATGTATATTGAGCAGATAACCAAATTTCCTCAATGCCATCGATAAATGCAGCTTCGTCAATGATTAGTAATGAGAGTGCTGATGAACGACCTGCTGTACCAGCAGATGAAACCGCTTTGATTTGAGATCCGTTCTTCAATCGCAATGATAATCTATTGTCTTCTACACAAGGAACTTTTAACCAACTTGGAAGATTGTCATTTGCAAATCTTACTTTAGTGACAATTTCTTTCGCTGTTTCTTGGGTAATACTAATACAAAGAATGTTCTTATCATTATGAAATGTCATTAACCATAAACTATAAGCAGCTGTAAGAGTACTGATACCCATCTGCCGACTTTTAAGAACAATATTTAATTGATTATCAACGAAGTTTTGTAAAGCATCTTCTTGAAATGGATATAATTCAAATCCAACAGTACCTCGTATAGGATGTTGAATCTTAACATATTTTTTCATGAAGTATATAGGATCTTCTATACACTTCTTATACTCACTTTTTATTATTTCTCTTAGACTTGGCTGACTCATACAATTCTTCGTACTCTTTTATTTTAGTATTAATGTCTAGTAATCCGTCATTAATTTTTACCAAATCATTAGTCACGTCTTCTAATATTTTAGTATAATCTTGGACACCTTCCCATCTTTCAAACGAACCGTCTTCTTCTAAAAATTCAACAGGTTTACCTTGATTTTCATGACAAAATTTTTGACTCTCTTCAAATTTTCTTTTATATTCTTCTAGAATACTACGTTCATTTTTTAAATCCTGTAGTTCATTGTAGACATCAAAAACACCCATCAGTTTAAGATCAGTTTGAAATTTTGTAAAACAATCATAACACATCGTTGTTTTAGGCCAAACTCGGTCATCCAAATAATTGCCCCATCGAACGTCCATATTACAACATTTACAACGTTGTTCGTTAATAATCGTAGCACGCTTTGAAACTCTACGTTTGCTTTTATTTTTCCAAACCCATTTGCG